AATTATCTTTGTAATTTTTATAATAAGCTTGGTAACCTTTTCCGTCGGCTATGGATTCCTTGGCCTTGGATGCTTGTTGTTTGATTGAATCCCTCTCTTTTTCAGTAAGTCCTTTTTGGGACAAAGCCTTTTCAAACATCTTCTCCGCACTTTTCGCCTGTTCTTCCTTTTCTTGTGCTCCTGGCCCCATACCAAACGTTTTACGCAGCCCTGCCATACGGCCTTTCATGAAGGGTAAATTTTCTATTAAATCAAACACCACACCAAAAACGTCTTTAAGCATACCTATGTAAGCATCTAAGCCCTTTTTAAATATATCCGCAATACTGTTCTCCGTAAAGAATGTTTTGATGTCTGTCCAAGTTTGCATTATCGTCTTCTTTATGTTTTCCCAACCACCCAACATATTCACTCCAACAGCCAACACCACTAGAATAGCTTTCGTTAAAAATTTTATGGCAATGTCTTTAATTTTGTCAAACAATGACATTTTCTTGTCATCTTTTTTTGCTGTGTCTTTGGCGTCACCTCCATCATCATCATCTTCACGGGACGCTTCGCGGGCAAGCTCATCATCTAATATATCGTCTCTATCTGAAGAAGATGTGTTACCTGATATTGACGCAATGCTATCAGCACTATTCTTCGATTCCTCATTACCCAGTCTTATCTCGGCAACAATTTCATCTGTTTGTTCTTTTGATAGTTTATTGGCATTTTCCGCCATTTTGAATATTTGAACAGACGATTCGGCATTCTGTTTGGCAAATACACCAGCATCTTCAGTGTATTGTGTTAATTCCGCATCTCTCGCGGCTTGCTCACGTACTTTTTTCGCATCCCATAATTGTTTGGCGGTATCAAATACACCGGAGAGTAGAGGGTTATTTAACAGTCCGGCAGTTAAAAACCCAAGCCCAGACATCATCTTGTCGCCCACAATTTTTTGAGTGTCTTTTAATGCGCTTGTGCCTTTATTTGATTCCTTCCTCATGAGAGACAAAGTGTCATTGATTTGGTTACTTGCAATACTACCTTGATTCATACCTTTAGACATCAACTCAAGATGACTTAATGTGGCGGCATTATTCTTTTGGTCCTCAAGTGAAAGGTTGGGATTCATCATAGCCTTACTTAATTCAGACACCTTTTCTATGATAGCAAGATCTCCTGGCGCTAACTTAGTTAAATCGTCATCATCTTTTAGTTCATCAGCAGCCTTAGTTGCATTTAATGACCCCATAGTAGAATCATAGAACTTGAAACTTGCTTGTAATTGCTCGTCACCATTATTACGCAAATTGTCGATGCTTTTAGAAATACTTTCTATGTGCATTTTTGTTACATCATTCTTTGTGACATTCTCTTTGAATGCTGTCTTACTATCTTCAATATCTTCTATCATTTTGCTTCTCTTTAAGGTGTTTGATTAATAGACTGGAGTATATATCACGTTCGAATGGCATCATGTGTTCAATATCATATAATGTTATGTTAAGGTTATTCATTATATTAAAATTGAGTTCATAAAATCCACTAATAGATTCATCACAAAAGTTTAGTCTAAAAAATCTTGTATATTGTCAACCTCTATTTTCCGTTCGACACCACAAGAACCACACTTATAATCGATGTCTATTTTTACGTTTGGTTGATTCTCTACATAGTCGACCATTTTACGCAATTGATCTTGTGTTAAACTATCCACAAATGTGACAATCTCTTCGGTTGTATAATCTTCTGATGAGAAAATTTCCTCACCGTCATATATTGTGTCGATGGAGTTGATGATACTTCTAATTAATGATTGTGTTGGACTATCATCAACATCGATACCATCAAGTACTGATAAAGTAATGGGTTTCATTATAACACCCATTGTATCATTGATTTCTATTTTTTTCTCTGGAATATTACTTGATACGACCGCATCGTTTAAATTGACAGACACTTCATTGGAATAACCACATGGTCTAGTTCCGCCTTCATTGTCTTCTTGTGGTACACTATTTTTACACTTCAACACAAGTTCAATTATCTCGCCTTTTGAGCATGCCCTAATCTTAATCATTAAATAATTTAAGTCAGTTAATGATATTTTTTCTGGGCGTACAGTACCTTCAGTACATAAAGATACAATTTGCTTCATCGCTTCAATCAATTCACTTGGGTCTTCTGCCGTCATGGCGAGAAGAATAATCTTCTCTTCTTTGACAAGGAACGGTCGATACTTTACTACCTTCTTTGATATTGGTAGTGTCGTTGTATAGACTGGAATTTTTGGTGTAGGCAATGGCATATAATATATCCTAATTAACGTTTAAATAATGTGGTTATGTCACTATTTATTACGTCAGTTAAAGATTTTGTTCCTTTCACGATATTTTCGCCAAACGGAACAGTATCAATTATTTTATCCAGCGCGTTACCTAATATATTATTTGGAATTTTTTCGAGGCTAACAGTTGTTGTTTTATTGTAGAGTTTTTCTTCCCATCGTTCGTACACCATAGTGATGTCAATTTTGTTTATCGCATTACTTGAATCTTGACTAAACGTCATGTCTGATATTGCTATTGGATACGAACGTATTAACTTGAGACTAAACGTGGTGGTGTCCTCTACTTCTGAAGATAGTTGATGTATTTCCATATCATGTGTATATGAATCGTAATAACCATAACCGAGGATGTCCCCACTATCTTGATATACTTGGCTGAGCCAACGCGAATAGAACGCACGAACATCGTGTGTTTCCGTATCATAGAATGATAGTGTGACTTCGGGGTATGTGATATCGTATGGCAATTTATATGGGGTACCGATATTACGATAAACATGAGTTGATATAGACTTACCCGGCAGTGTCACATCACGAATAAGCATGGAGAGGTCGCCACCCGGTACACTAACGTTATCGATCCCCGAAATCATAAACCGATTAGATTTACCTAATGCTATCCCGGTGTTTGATGCAAATGACGCGATAAATTTATTAACTGAACTCATTTAGATATTCCCAATTCGTGTTCTGTCAGGATAACGAAATCCCAACCTTGTTTTATACTAAATGTTCGAGCAGCCGCCCACTTAGCCTGATTCGTTACATATGTTTTCATTTCTTTAACATATCTAATTTTATTTCTAGTCTTCTTTGGTGGTAAGCATTGTACCTTCGGCTTTATTTCTATCGCCAACTTCCTAATGCTACCATCAAGTTGTTTAACTTCCACATAAAAATCAATAAAATACTTATGCATCTTATTATCTACGGGGGAATGATACTTTATCGGAAAAGGTTCTGAACTGACAAGAACTACTTTAGGGTTCATATCAGCCCAGACCATAAATTTCCGTTCCCAACCAGACAAATATTTAATTGTACCTTTGAAATGACTGGCTTCTGTCAACACCCACTTTGAAGGATTCTTCGGAGTATAAATCCCTCTATGAGTTTTATTGTATGACATATAAATATTTATACTTAACAACAAAATACAATTATGGCATTCCTAGACTTAATTAAAAAAGTTGGCGACGTGAACCTATATGATATAGGTGATACGGTCGACAGAGCAAAAAATGTACTCGACAATAAAAATGATGTAATAAATGATGTCAAAGATATTGCCAGAAATACTATATTTAGTACCTCGTTAGAAGACTTGCTTGTGGGCAAACATAAACAAGTGAGAAAGGTTGAGGTGACGGACTTGACCGGTACGTCCGAGAAGGAGAGTACCAATTCGTTTAAAATAAATCTTCATGAATATACTAAGACTGTGGTGAAGGGCAAAACAAAAAAACTCTCCGCGAAGGAGAAAATGCTCAAAGCTGTTTTATCGGATGAAAAAGTAAGCGCGGAGAACAGGTTAAAGGAGTTAGCTAAAGAACTTGGAAAAGATTCTGTAATAAATACGGTGTCTGGGGCATTTGCTCTTCCAATGCCCCAGAACATAACCGTGTCTTATCCAAAATCGTGGGCTGCTGAACAAAGCGGCGGCGCGATACACAAGGCTATGGGCGGCGATGTTGGCGGCGCGCTGGGAGGCATCGCCGCCGATGCGTTCCAAGAGTTAAAAAGATCTGTAATGAAGCGGTCATTAGTAGACTCCGATGTCGCGTCTGGAACCACACATAATGACGATAGGTTTAAGGTATTGTTTAAAGACGTGCCATTTCGCACATTTAGTTTCACGTTTAAGTTAATACCAAAATCAGCGACTGAACATGACGCTATTATTCTATTCATGGACAGAATGAAACTCAAGTCAGCCCCACTCAAAATTAGTGATACTAGATGGGGATTTCCAACAACATTTCAAATTGATTTTGTTGATGGCAATCATAGAGTTATGATGAAGACATTAGAACTTGCTTGTACTAATGTGACCGTGAACTACACGCCAGAAGGTATTTGGGCACAAACTAAAGATGGGCGGCCCACCCATTACGAATTTTCTTTGGAATTTATGGAACTAGAACAAATAACACAAAAAGAAATACTGGAGGGTGCATAATGTTTTTTTCTTCATTTTCTAATATTTTATACGAGTCTAAATCTGCGGTTGATATCTCGAAGCGAGTAGCCTTTTTCGGTGATCTAGTATCAAATGATGATTTTTGGTTTAACTATTCCTTATCTCACGGCGAGTTACCGGAACATGTAGCCTCAGATTTTTATGGTGACCCAAATTACCATTGGGTTTTATTGTTAATTAATAATATTATTGACCCTTTATATGATTGGTATTTAACGGATACTGAACTGAGAACGTTCACTGAAAGTAAGTACGGCGGGAATATTAATGGAACCCATCATTGGGAGATAGACGATATTCTATATAATTCTGACCCGGGTCAAAACTCTGTCATAGTCACAAATCTGGAATATGAAGATAAGTTAAATAATAGTCGAAGAACAATAAAAGTTATTCGCCCAGAATTTATAGAACAAATATCTCACGAATACATAGAATTGGCAGAGCAAGCATAGTATGGCATTGGCTCAAACATCTAATTATGATATAAAGAGTATGTTTCTAATTAGCTCGGGGGGAATTAGATTCGACTTAAAACGATATTTCACCGGCTTGGAAATATATGAATCTATAAATGAACCCTTTGTTAATGGGTTTCTCACAATAACGGACATGAACTCTGCGTTAGAAGAACTCGCATTGAAGGGAGATGAAACTATAGAGATATCATGGAAGACAACAAAATATAATGGTAGTGACCTTGACCCGGCATATAACCCACACGAGAAATACACGTTTGACGTGTATTCAGTGAGGAACGTTAATGCCGCATCCAAAGACAGTATGATGTATACAATACGGTTTATATCTAATCTATTTTACCTTGATTCCATCGCGAACATCAGGAAGAGTTATGTCGGCACGCCGGATGCCATATTTTCTAATATCAACACATCATTCTTCAAGAATGAAATTGGGAGAGTGACACCCGCGAAGTTCGACGAACATATAATTATTCCTAGCCAGAAACCCAGTGATGCGATAGATCTTGTGGCATCCTTTGCCACATCGGAAGATTATGGGTCTAATTATACATTCTTTGAAACTAAGGACAAGAGTAATTTCGTGACATTGGATTGGTTAATTTCTCAGCCGCCGATAGATACATACAAAAATAATATCATTGCAAACTTCGTTAATGTGATGCCATTCTTTAATATAGAAAGTACTCACGTTAAATCCGTGTTTGACACAACTCAAAGTATGAGAAGTGGAGCTTATGGATCAAAAACTATAGTACATGACATAGTAAATAAAAGTGTGACAGAGCAAACAAGTGATTACAATACGTCATATGCAAAACACAAACATCTTGGAAAGAAACCCTTAACAGAATTATTGGGTACTGGTTTAGAGAAGGGTAAAATAAATGTCGTTTCTAATAATGAAACACATGGCAATAAAGCAACTTGGTTTAATGATAATGTGGTGAGGTCAAATCAATTCAATAATAACATAACAATATTTGAAATGAATAATGATCCAAGACTTGAAGCCGGTCATGTTATTGATTATGTTGCCCCTCGCCGAGGAAAGAGTGGTGATGTTGATCAACGGGAGAGTGGTAAATACCTTATAGTTAATTTAAGAAGAGTCTTTATTCCAGAAGGTCAATTAAATTTAATACTTGAGACAGTGAGGGAGAGTCATAATGTTTAATGGGCAATTTCATTGGTGGTTTGGTGTAGTTGAAAGTCGGGATGATACAAAGCACCCAGATGGTATAAAACTTGGGAGGGTTAGGGTTCGTATTATTGGACTACATTCACCTCACGTGATGCCAGACGATACCGTCGGCGAGGGCATACCAACCGAAGAATTAATATGGGCATATCCACTAATGCCTGTAAATAATGCGGCAATGCAAGGAATATTTT